GCTAGCGGTGGGGCTCCTGATGCAGGTGCAATAAGTGTAGGTGGTGTTCCAGTTCCAGGTGAACAAGGTTTTTCTGCTAACACAGGTCAAACTCCAGTTTAATTAAGGTACTTAAATGATTCTCAAACAATTAGTAAACGATAAAACATTGCACGATGCTTTCTTAGAGGAGTTGAATACACGTATTAACTTCGCGTATAAACAGTTGGAGCAAAGAGATGAACCCTTAGAGTTACATCGACTACAGGGTGAAATAAAAGCATTGCGTAGCTTAAAACAATTACGTGATAAAATCAATGGAGAAAGAACGGAGACATTTTAACAATGGATCGTAAACTAGAACCCTATGACCCTAAAAAACATAAACCTGTAGATACTGTAGGTGGCTCTAAGGCTACTGAGTATCTAGCCTCTGAAAACTCACCTGAGGGTATAGTGTCTGGTTCTAAAGAGTTTTGGAATATACCTACAATATGGTACGATGAGGAAACAAAAGAACCAGTGTTTTTAGGTGGTGAAGGGAATGAAAAAGCTTGGAGACAAGCATTTATATACGAGAAAGAAACAGGAAAAAGGTTTCCTAGGTACAAAGATTCAGACTCTGCAGTAGCAGATGCTAAAAAACGTAGTAATAAAGGCGGTGCTACTAACAAATCATTAGGTATGGCAAAAGGTGGAATAACAATGATGAAGAGTAAAAACAATAAGCTCTACGAAGAAGGTGGTTTAGCTACTGACGGTGTAGACGTAGACCCAGTGTCAGGTAATGATGTTCCTCCTGGCTCTAACGCAGAAGATGTAAGGGATGATATCCCTGCACAACTATCATCAGGTGAATACGTTGTACCTGCAGACGTAGTAAAATACTTTGGTGTAGCTTACTTTGAAAAACTAAGAGCTAAAGCTAAAGCAGGATTAGAAGACATGGAAGAAGATGGACGTATGGGTGGTGAGCCTGTAGAAGAAATCTCTGAGGGAGTGTCAGATGAAGACTTAATGAAACTAGATGGTTACGCAACAGGTGGAATGGTAATGAAAGACTCAGAAGTAAACGGTATTATAGATAGAGTAAAGGCAGCTGCTAAGTCTGACCCTTCAGTATCTAATTTATTAAAAGCAAAAGGTATCTACATGAAAGATGATGATGCAGGTCCTAAGGTAAAAGGACAAGCAGGTCCTCGTAAGTTTAATGTAGGTGGTACTACTGATTTAAACGCAACAGGTACAACAAGTAGCTACAACCCTTATACGTATACCCCAGGGTTTTCGGTTGAATCAGGAAGTACAGGTACAGCTCCTACAGTCGTAGGTTCTCCAGCAACACCTACTCCTGTAGCTCCTGTAACTGCAACACCTACTCCTGTTCAGTGTCCAGAAGGATACGTACTAGACCCTTCTACTAACTCTTGTGTGCCAGAACAACCTACTGGTGGAGGCAGGGATAGTACAGCTATTGAAAATGATCCTGAAGCATGGATGAAAAAGTATGATTACACAGACCCTGCTGTGCTTATGGAACAATCCTTAGATACCCTTAACATGGGTGAAACTGATGAGGAGAAAAACTTCTTAGAAAAAGCTGCAGGTGCAGTATCTGGTTTTTTTGACAAGGGTATCTTTGGTAAAATATTCAAGACACAGAAACATGCTGAAGTATTAGCTAACGCAGCTGTACTAGAGTCACATGGTTACACAGATCAAGCTGCTAAGTTACGTGAAGCTGCAGGTGGCTATGCTGAGTCTAACAAGTTGAAGTTAGGTGGGTTCTTTGACTCAACTACAACTCTAACTAAGATGGCAATGGGTGCTTATGGTCAGACTGAAATGATGAAAGGCAACTATATGCCAAGTGCTTCTTCTAAAGTTAAAAAAGCTGATGAGTCACCTGACACAGACACTCGTTTTCTTAAGTCATCTGGTAAGAAATACCGAGATGCAGGTTTAGGTTTAGCTCGTAAAATGAAAGACTACAGCCCTAGTACTCAAGCTGCTATTCAGACTAAAATAGACAAGGGTGACGCTAGAGGAACATCTTGGAAAGGCGGTAAAGTAGCCGCTAACCAATCTAAACCAGGGCAGACTACTTCTAAAAGTACATCTGGACCTGCAGGTCAAGGCATGCCTTCATCTTCTAAACCTAAGTCTGTAGCTGAGCGTAAAGCATCTGCATCCAAAAAGTACGGTGGTTTAGCTACTGGAGGTAGAGCTACTGGTGGGCTCGTAAACAAAAAGACTAAACTAAAGAGAAAAGGTTTAGCAGCTCCTAATAAAAAATAATAACACTAAAGGTGGAGGTAAACAACCTTCGCCAACTCCTAAATAACTAAGGCCACTCAGCTACGGCTGACCCCAACATAAACAAAAGGATGTATAACATGGCTCAAGAAATGGTAAAAAAAGTAGATACTGCTAAGACAATGATGTCAAGAGGTACTAACTACGCACTTAAACAGTCTCGTTTGGATAAAGATGAAGAAGAACTGAAAGTTTTAATGTCTAAGCATAAAGGCGATGAGGTAGAAGAAACAACAGATGAAGAAGAAAACACTAATGATGTTGAAGAAACTACAGAAGAGTCTGAAGTAGAAGAAAAACAAACTGAATCAGAAGAAGAAGAGGAATCTGATGAGGGTCTAAGTAGAGAAGAAAAGTCATTTAAAAAGCGTTATGGTGATCTCCGTCGACATATGGCTGAAAAAGAAAAAGAATGGAAAGAGTCACTAGAAGACCATAATAATACTGCTTCTCTTAGAGCCCCTACTTCCGATGAGGATATTGAAGCATGGGCAGAAAAGTATCCCGATGTAGCAGCTATAGTTGAAACTATTGCTTCTAAAAAAGCAGATGAAAAGTTTGCAGTAGCAGAAGAAAGACTACGTGAATTTGATGAAGCAGCTTATGAAGCTGAAAGAACTAAAGCTGAAATAACTATACGTAAATCACATGCAGACTTTGATGAGTTACGTGATTCAGATAAGTTCCATGATTGGGTAGAAAGTCAACCTAAGTGGGTACGTGATGCTTTATATGAAAACTCAGATGATGCAGCAAGTGTTGTAAGGGTTATTGACTTGTATAAAGTAGACAATGGTATGACTATTGCAGCTAAGAAAAAAGCAAGTAAAGATGCAGCTAAAACTGTTTCTAAAAGGTCTACACCTGCTGTTGATAGCGAAGGTTCAGCTTCAATGATAAAAGAATCAGAAGTAGCTAAGATGTCCGATAGGGACTTTGAAGAAAACTACGATAAAATACAAAAGGCTATGTCAAGTGGTAAGTTTATATATGACGTATCAGGCAAAGCTAGATAATACCAACATGCTTAAATAAGTGCTTGACAGACAAGTATAAGTATGGTATAACTGTTGGTGTCCTAATAGGGCATCTTCGAGGACTCTTAATGAGTCTTTAGAACACTAATAAATCTTTAAGAATTACCTGACAATAAAGGCCCCCTTAGTAAAGCTGGCAAGTAGACCTAAGAGCACCCTTGAAAACTCAGCCCCTTATCCAGATTGATTAGGTTCTCTTAACCGAGATACAACTACGTATCTTATTTATTAAGCCAACCATCAAAAAGGATATTAATCATGGCTTTTGCATCCGCAAGCGGATATACAAACTTACCGAATGGTAACTTTAGTTCCGTAATTTATTCTAAAAAAGTACAACTTGCATTCCGCAAGTCCACAGTATGTGGCGATATCACTAACTCTGACTATTTCGGAGAAATTGCTTCACAAGGCGATACAGTGAAAATTATAAAAGAACCTGAGGTAAGCGTATCAGCTTATGCTCGTGGTACAACTATTGCTGCTCAAGATTTAGCAGACGCAGATTTCTCACTTGTTGTAGACAAAGCTAATTACTTTGCTTTCAAGATTGATGATATCGAAGAAGCACACTCACATGTAAACTTCATGGACTTAGCTACAAACCGTGCGGCTTTCCGCTTGGCTGATCAGCATGACCAAGAAGTGTTGGGTTACTTAACTGGTTACAAACAATCTGCGTTACATACTAATGCAAGTACAGTAAACAATATAGTAAATGGTACTAAAGCTGATACAGCTGCTGGTTCAGACGAATTACTTACAGCTAACAAGCTTAAAAAAGGTGATTTCGGAAACATTACTACAGCTTCAGCAGGTGATCACTCGATTCCAGTTGCAGCACGTTTACCAGGAGCAACTGCTCTACCGACAGCATACGTATCACCAGCAATGTTGATAGCACGTATGGGTCGTTTGTTAGACCAAAACCAAGTGGATACTGCAGGTAGATGGCTTGTAATTGATCCTGTGTTTATGGAAGTTCTTCGTGATGAAGATTCTCGCCTATTTAACGCAGACTTTGGTGAATCAGGTGGACTACGCAACGGTTTAGTCTTGAACAACTTCCACGGTTTCCGTGTATATACTTCAAGTAACTTACCATCAGTAGGTACTGGTGCAGGTACAACAGGTACAGATAACCAAAATATTAACTATGGTGCTATCGTAGCTGGACATGACTCAGCTGTAGCAACTGCAGAGCAAATCAATAAAACAGAAACATATCGTGACCCAGATTCATTCGCTGACATCTGTCGTGGTATGCACCTTTACGGACGTAAGATTTTACGCCCAGAGGCATTGATTACAGCTAAATACAACTTAGCATAATAAAATACTTTAAGGGGGCTGACTCAGTGTTAGCCCCTTTATACACATTTAATTTGAAAGCAACTAGAATATGCCATATACATACTTAGATATAACAAATGAGGTTATCTCTCGCTTCAATGAAGTAGTTTTATCTGAAGGTGGTTTTGCTACAGCTAGAGGTTTTCAAATTCAATGTAAGAATGCAGTTAATGATGCTATTGACTATATAAACACTAGTGAGTTTAGTTGGCCTTATAAACATGCAATTAAAACAGATATATTAGTAGCTGGTACTACAAGGTATACACCTCCTGCAACCTCTAAGCACGTAGACTATGATACATTTCGTTTAGTTAAAGACGATAGCTTAGGTGTAACTGGTGGTAAACTAGAATTAATAGATTACAAAGACTACTTAGGTAGGTATGTTGATCAAGAAGATACTATCGGTATAGGTTCAGCACCTCGTTATGTATTTAGAACACCAGATAATAACTATGGTCTATACCCTTACCCAGACAAAGCATACTCTTTAAGGTACGAATACTACAAGTATGGAACTCCTTTAGATAATGCAAATGATGTGCCTTTAATACCAGAACAGTATAGGTCTGTTATTGTAGACGGTGCTACTGCATATGGTTATCAGTATCGTGGTGAAACACAACAACATCAGTTAAACTTTCAAAGATTTGAAGCTGGTATAAAAAACATGAGAATCTTACTCGGCAATAGAACAGATTATATTTATTCAACAGTATTAAGCTAGGTTAAATAATGGCAGATGAATCAGGACTCAATCCGTTTGTGTTCCCATTACAAGGTGGCTTAGTTCTTGACCGTTCTACGTTTACAATGAAACCAGGAATGGCATTAGAGTTACAAAACTTTGAAGCTGACATTACTGGTGGTTACAGGCGTATTAATGGCTATAACAAGTGGAATACCAATGTAGTTCCCCAAACTGCATCTGATACTGAGCCAGTACTTATGTCGGCATACTTTGCAGGTAATAATAAAGTTATAGCTGCAAGAGGTGAAAAAGTATTTGAAGCTGCGAGTGGTAGTAGTGTTTGGTCACAGATAGATACTGGTAGAACTAACGCAAGTAAATATACTTTTTTTAGGTATAACTTTAATAATACTCCTCATATTATATGGGCAGATGGTGCTAACAGCGCAACAAAGTATGATGGTACTACAGTAACAGATATTAGTGGTACAGGCGCACCTGCTAACCCTAAGTATGTAACATCGTTTAAAAACACTATGTTCTTTGCAGGTATGTCAGCTACACCGCAAGAAGTAGTATTTACTGCACCTTATACAGATAATGATTTTTCTTCAGCGAATGGTGCAGGCTCTATAAGAGTAGATGATACTATAACTGGTATTTTTCCTTTTCGTGATACATTAATCATCTTCTGTGAAGAACGTATATTTAGACTTGTCGGTAATACTCTAGCTGACTTTCAGTTACAACCTGTATCTCGTAATGTTGGTTGCATAAATGGCTCAACAATAAAAGAATTTGCTGGTGATATAATCTTTCTAAGTCGTGATGGATTACGTACTGTTGCTGGTACAGAGAAAATTGGTGACGTTGAGCTAGGTACTATATCTGCTCCTGTACATGAGTTATTTTCAGTATATACAGATATAGATGAGTTTGAAGCAGTAGTAGTACCAGATAAAACACAATACAGAATATTCTTTGTAAATAACAGTACTAGATCAAGAGCTGCAACTAAAGGTGTTATAGCTGCAAGAGGCGCAGAGGGTTACACTTATAGTGAACTACTAGGTATACAACCATCTTGCACAGACTCTTTAAGTGAACAGGGTTCTATCTTTGTACTACATGGTGGTTTTGATGGTTATGTGTACAGGCAAGAACAAGGTAGTACTTTTGATGGAGAGACTATAATAGGTCGTTACAGATCACCTGATTTAACTATGGGTGATGCTGGTATACGAAAGAACTTTCAACGTGTAATAATTAACTATGCACCTAAAGGTACAGTAAACGCAGATTTGTTTTTACGTTATGACTATGAAGACCCTAACATACCAAGACCTGCAGCGTACCCGTTTGATAGTACCAAGGTCGTTGCTATATACGGTGCGTCTGCTTATGGCACAGCTACATACGGTGGTCAATCACAACCACTTGTAAGGCAAGCAGTAGAAGGCAGTGGGTTTGCTGTAGCATTAAGAGTTGTTGATAATGGAGTTTCAGAACCTTACTCACTAAAAGGGTTTCAGCTAGAATTTGACGCTTCGGCACGTCGATAGAAGGAAGATTAAATGGCAGGTTATACAAGACAGTCCACATACACCGATGGTGATATTATCAATGCGGCAGACTCTAATGACGAATACAATCAGTTATTAGCTGCTTTTAGAAACACTACAGGACATAAACATGATGGAACAGCGGCAGAAGGCCCTGTCATTGGATTAATTGGAGACCCTGGTGTTGCTGCTCCACTAAACAAAGTTGTAGTAAGTGATATTAATAACCGTGTTGGTGTTTTTGTTGATGTAGGTTCAAGTTCAGTTGAACAGTTACGCTTCCAAGATGGTGTAATAGCTCCTGTAACTAATAATGATATTGACTTAGGTACTAACTCTATTAAATTTAAGGATGGTTACTTTGCAGGTAACTTGACTGTAGACGGTGATATTACACTAGGTGGAGACATTACATTAGGTGATTCAGATACTGATAGTATAACACTAGGTGCTGAAGTAGACTCTCATGTTATACCAAACATAGATGGTACATATGACTTAGGTACTGCAACTAAAGAGTGGCGTAACCTTTATCTTGATGGTACAGCTAACATAGACAGCTTAGTAGCTGATACAGCAGACATCAATGGTGGTACTATAGATGGTGCTTACATTGCTACATCAAACATTACAGTAGGCTCAGGTAAAACACTTAACGTATCTGCAGGTACACTAACACTAGCAGATAACCAAATCTCAGGTGATAAAGTTGAAGGCGGTACAATCAATGCTGTCACTGTAAATACCTTAGACTTTGGTACACTATCTGATGGTACTATAAGTGTAACAGCTTTTGCTGATGAAGATGATATGACATCTAACTCA